TCATAAAACTCACTAGCAATGTCACTTAAAATATCAAATCCTCTTGACATTATATCAAGAAGCTTTGGTATAGCGGCAAATGCAGCAGGTATTTTAGTAGTAAGCAGATCAACTATGAATTGTATTGCACCTTTCATAGGTTCAGTAAACTTAATCTGCTCATTTAGAGTGCCTACCATTCTTCTGAAGGCATTATCTACTTGAGTCATCATCGATCCTATGGTTGGTTCCATAAGATCGAATTCTTCTCTAATTTGACTTCCTTGGCTTTGTAGTGCTCTCACCAATGCCGCAGAAGTAATCTTGCCCTCGGACGCTATCTTTCTAAGTTGTCCAAATGGAACACCCATACCTTCAGCAATAGCTCTTGCTAGTCTAGGTGCTTGCTCTAAGACAGATCTGAGTTCATCGCCCCTTAAAGTCCCAGATGCCATACCTTGGCCCAACTGCATAATAGCCGCTTCCATTTCTATGGCACTAGCACCAGAGACTTGGAATGACTTACCTATGGTATCTGTAAGTTCAAGCATCTCTGCTTGAGAGAGATTTAGCTCAGTAGTAGACATGGCTATTCTACTATAGAGACTACCTACAGCATCTAAAGGACTTCTAGATTGTTGTGCAATCTTGAAAAGTTGTTCTTGAGTATTGACTACTTTACTGCCCTCAACTCCAACAACCTTAAGCCTATTTGCTGTAGTAGCCCAAGCATCTGCATATTGAACTATTTTAGAAGTAGCCGCACCAGCGGCCAAACCTACAATTGCGCCCTGCAAAGAAAAAACTGACTTTGTTGCTTTACCAGCTACACCACTCAAAGAGGAGATAGAAGAGCGTATCCCCCTTAATCCTCTAGTAGCCGCATCTGTAAGCCTAACTACTATACCTACATTAACACTTGCTCCACCAAATAGTCTATCTTCTTTTTTAGGCGTAACAAAGTTCAATTTAATATCTCCATAACAAAGCGAATTATTTGCTATACTTCTTTTTTATTTCTTCAGCTTGCTTTTTACTTTCTGCTTCTCTTTGTCTTTCACCTTCATTGCCTTTAGAAAACAAATAATACTCACTGAGTATTATTTTAAAGCATTCCATTGTCCAGTTTATTTGTTCTAATACTCCACCAGAATCTGGTAAATCGACTCTTTCTACAGCCATGCCAGAAAAAGACGGCATTAAAACATGACAAAGCCAGAAAAGATCTATAACAGACCAGCAATCTTCACTTACTGCCAATGTGAGACATTCCCAAGAGTAAAGAGGCATCCCTCTCTCATCAAAACCTAATTTATGAGGAGGGAAAAGCCCCTTTTTATCTTCTTGAGGGATATATCTTCCTAAGCAATTTCTTTCTTCTTGCAACCCACTTTTAATGCAAGAATTACAATCATACTTTAAGCCTAGGCAGTATCCTCTGATTGCGTTTCTAAGTTTTTTTCCTCTTCCTCAGAAACTGTAGAGTTGCCCATAACGTGATTAAATATTTCGTTTAGTAATTCCATTTCATTGGTTGTAAAAACTTCAATTATTTTGCTTGGATCTGTTTCTGACACACCATCAATAGTCACATTTTTCCAGTTAAATGTATACTTTGTAATCACTTCACTAAGCATTTGCCAGTAAGAATTGAAATCTTCACTATTTATTGTTTCGTCTTCAATTTTAGACCTATTAGCATCACCAATAAGATTTTGTATAAAAAAAACATCCTTTACCTTTAGTGGCTTATAGGATATTTCAATTCTTTCATCTTCTGACAGTTCATTGTTTCCTTCCCAAGTTGGGATAAACGTCAATTCTTTACTGCTAAACTTGAGGGGCATATATAATCTCCTTAGTAGGGTTTGTTGTAGTGGGAGCTTAATTCTTAAGCTCCCACCAAATGTAACTAATTACAGCATACGAACTTTAATAGAATCATTACCACTTGAACCTAAAGCAACGCCTGTCATTGAAACGCGAACCATTTCTTGCTCTGGAACATCCAAAGAAGTAAAATCGAATTCGCTGTTAGCCATAATGATCTTTAGCGTCTTGTTTGCTTCGTTACCTATATTAACTTGAATATTCTGTGCCGTCTTAGTGACCATATTACCTAAAAGGGTTCCAAGCTCATCCTTCTTTACCAAAAAATCCAAGCTAAAGGTAACTGTTCTGCGATCCATACGCATAACACGGGAAGCCGAATCATAACCAACTTCCTCATTTAGCAATCCTCTATTATCTTCAATGGTAATGTTACCGCCCAAGTGGTCTATCTGAGAGGTAGATCCATCCAAAGAAAGAGAGCCAATACGAGCATGGAGAGGAGATCCAGAAGTGCTTTCTGTTGGGTTATAAACCATAACGGCAACACCCGAAGAATGCGTAGCATCAAGCGTTTCGCCAAAAGCAATTTCTCCCGTAGTGTAGTTTACGGTATCAATTACGATACCATTGCCACCACCAGTATCAGAATCAACAGCACCCGCCGCTCCAATCTTAACTACGCTTCCAACGGTAAACTGCTTCGGATTCGTAACTCTAAAAGTAGCCGCGCTAGTAGCAATATTTACATATCCATCAGCAATGCTTGAGTTGCCGGTAAATCCATAATCCTTGGCCTGTCCCCTATAAGTGATCTGGGCCAATCCATTGTTTCCGTTCGCGCCCCAAGCAATATCTGCTCCAGATACAATAGCACCACGAACCTGCTCACCCATTTCCGCAGTTCCCTGCGCTCCTCCAGTGCGAATACCACGGCGAATGGTCAGAGAAGAGGTGTGGGCCGTAGCAAGCGTATACTCAATGTTCGTTGCATTAACTGTTTTGTTGCCGAATAGATTCTTCCACATAAAATCGTCATCGGGTTCGGTAGTAACCGAACCGCTTGGAAGGATTAATTTTGAAATTTCCCATTCAGCAGACTTACGTCCTTGATACCTTTCAAGGTGGTCGGCACTTCCAGAGCGATCTGGACGATATTCACGCTCTTCCGCTCCACCCAAACTTTCAGTTATAGTCCTAAAGGAATTAGCACCGTTTACGGTCTGGGCCGCACCATAGGTTGCCTCTTCTTCCACATATATAATTGTTTGACTGCCGGGGAAAAGTTCATTCGCCCCACCAATTAAAAAATCTTCTCTACTCATTTTCACTGCTCTCCTTTTTAATATCTTTTTTACTAAAGCTATCTTTTGTATCTTCTTTCTCTGGCTTGGATGGGGTCGAAGCCTTTTTCTTCTTTTCTGATACCTCTTGGAAATTCTTATTAGGTGCTGAAGAAAGTTCAATTATGTCTCCATTCCTTATGCCAATAGAGCCATATCTGAAAACTCCTTCGCCAGTATACTTAAACTTAGGCATAGAGCCTTCTTATTTATGGGTTTTATTATGGGAATTCTCAGACGCTCTTATGACATCATTCCCTCTAGTAACAACAACATTACCACCATCTACATCAACCTTCATTGGGACTTCTTCTTTATCCAACTTGTCCAACTTATCAATTAGATCTTTGATAACCGCAAACTCTGGCTTTTCTTGCTTTTCACTTGCCCCTGCAATAGAAGCTAGCATTGATATAAGAGCGGTAAGCGAAGACCCTAACAGCCCCATAACTGCGGCTATTTTATCTTGATCCAAGAAAAGGCTAGCCGCAACACCAATAACAACAATAATGGTGATGTAAACTAACCCATTCTTTCCAATAGCCTTACCTGCAACTTCTTTAGCTGTAGAATTAGCCTCAAGCTTACTTAGTTCAGCCTTAATTGTCTCTTTATACATTCTAAGAGAATTAATCTGTTCTTTATAAGCTTTAAAGCCAGTTTTTTCTCCATCTTCAGATATCGTTTCCATAACCCCCTCAAGTCATAGTTTCGACACGGATCTGTAATTGTCCTTCCTGTAAAAAAAATGTGCTTGCATCATGGCCTACTAGAGGCGAATACTCTTTACTGATACATATAACGTCATTTACGTTACCATTCATGGTTCTATTTTCTAAAAAAACTTCTTCTATGCCCCTTATAGTCCTCATTGCTCTGCGCTTAAGATATTCTTCGTCTTCGCCTCTACTTATAAGGGCTATTGCAATGGTAACATCGTGATGTTCAATGCCGTATCTACTTTGCCCATCAAAAGGATTTAAATCTGTCCCTTCTGCTATAACGACAAGCAAAGGGTATCCCGGTGGGTTCAGTTTTTCAGACACAAACATAAACTGTTCGGGTATGTCCTCTAAAACGATACCGTCATTGTATTCTGCGTCTAATTCATTAAGCTTTGCAGGCAAATCACTTTTTATTGTAGAAATAATTGTGTCAGCAACCCAAGCAATATCTCTTTTACCTGCCATTATCTAAGCCCTTCAAATTTTGGCAATTTTTTACTCACGGCATACCTTAAAATTTTACTTGTCCAAGATCTTCTTCTTTTTTCTGCAACTCTAAATAAAGATCTCTGAGGCATGTTTTGAGTCCCTGTCATGTGGTATTTCGCATGAGGGACTTTAGTTCCTATTTCTAATGATTTTCTATTATAAACAGCGGCAAAATTGCTATCAGATGTATTAGTTAAAGACCGATACAGTTTTCCTGTGTCTTGCAGGATTTTCCTTTTGTTTTTTCCTCTTTTCTTTGCTATAGTCTTTGGACTCAAGTCGGCCCACTTCTCATATCCAGAAATAGCACCTCTTTTTCTGAACATTGTGCCTTGGGATTTAGCAAAATCTCCTGCTATCCATCTAAAAACAGGTCTAAAGTCATATAGCCTTTTTTCGATAAGCCCTAATCTAGCTAATGCTTCAGATGCATTTACTTCTATGCCTGTAGTTGCAGGTGCTTGACGTTTATTTCCGTTCATATTAGAAGTCTTGATCTCTTGTAAAAACTGGATCTTTGTCGTTTAAATTGGAATCTACATAAAAGCGAGATTTTGGTTGAAGCTCGTTTTTACGAAGATTATAAGCACCTTCTCTGGCGGCATTCGGCAATTCTATTCTGCCAGTAGAAAAATCTTTCCACAGCATTTTTTGCTGTTCATATAAAGCTATAGCTTGAGGAGAAACACCTGCATTTCCTCCCCTCATTGCCATGTCTATACTAGCCGCTGAATTCAAAGCGTTGATTTTGCCTAAGATAGCTATAGAAGTAGCATTAGTCGAAGGAACAGGGACCACATACCCCATTTCCTTCAACATGCCATTCATAACATCAAAGTTATCTCTAATGTGAACAGTTAAAGCTTGCTTTTTAGTGGGCCTCGTAGTTGAATTTAAACTAACCCAAGGAATGTATGCTTCGATTCTTTCAAATGTAGCATAACAATCTACACTAAGCTCTAAATCTGCTGTTGCATTACGAGACATTTAACCCTCTTTAAAATATACGTTTGCTTCGACTACGCCCCGATGTGACCAACCATTTTTAAGTAGATCTTCTCTCACATCACTACAAACAAAAATATTCATTTTGCCCTTTGATGCAGTAATCTTCTTCTTAGAAGATCCTCCCTCTATAATATTAACTTCTTTGTCGGTCTGGGAAGAAATAACATTTACCACTTCAAGTGCTGATTCATTCATTTTTGAGTCTCCTTTACTCTATTATAATTTTCGGAGGAAAATACATTTCTACAGAAATATATTGACACCCAACAAAAGTAGCCTATACATTATATATAAGGCAAAGGAGAATCAATGAAAAAAGGTATTTTATTTGGGACTTTTGATGTTTGGCATCCCGGATATGCCTTAATGGTCAACGAGTCTAAGGAATATTGTGATTATCTTATCGTTGGACTACAAGCGGAAAACAGCAAAAAAAAACTATGCAATTCTATCCATGAGAGATTCATGGTATTAAAAAGCATAGCAGATATAGACGAAATAGCTATTTATTCGTCAGAAGAGGAATTGTGCAACCTTTTGAGGTATTACAGGCCCGATTTTAGATTTTTAGGCACAGACTATCAAGACTCTGACAAATTTGCAGAAGTTAGAGGAAAATCCATATCTGGGGAAATTATATTCCTAAATAGAGATCACGGTTATAGCACTAGTCAGTTCAAAGAAAGACTAAGTAAAGTTAATATGTAGAGGCTCTATTCCAACAGGTCGATCTTCTTCTGATTCTATAAAACTATTTGTATTCTTTATGATTTCGGTAAATTGACATCTTTCACACGAAGTAGCTTTGAAGTCTTCCATATTTTTCTTTTTGCTTTCAGAATCCAACAACTCTTTAAATCGCATATTTTTTATTGACCCTACAAGCCCATGCTTGTTATAGGCATAAACACAGCATCTGTATAAATTTAAATCTCCACCTATATATTGAGTAAAATGTTGATAAGAGCAAAATTCAAAGTCTGGGTTTCCCTTATCAAGCTCATCGTATTTTTCTGAAACCCTATTTATTACAGTAAACCTATTATCTGAAAAATCTTCTACTGCTTTTATTGCCAAATAATTCATGTCGTATCTAAATGCTTCGTAGGGCTTTGATCCTTCTGGATTAAACATTAACCCAATTCTAACATTATCAAATCCCCACTCTTTGTATAGCCTTACTGCATCATATATTTGTTTCCAGTTTTTGTCTGTAACAACAAACCCTGCACCCAACACCACATCATGTTCAACTTCGCTTAGATCTTTCTTTAACTCTTTTATGCCCTCTTCAAGTCGATCCCAAGCTTTTATCCCAACGCCTCTTTCTTCAGAATAGTATTCTGGGGTTGAGGAATCTATAGAAACTCTAACCCACTTAAGCCTTTTTACTACATCTCTATGGCTTTTATTTATAAGCATATTGCCATTGGTAACCAAAGCCACTTCAAAGCCTTTATCTAAGGCATATGTGACGATTTCAACAAAGTCTGGATGGACAGTAGGCTCTCCACCTCCAGTGAACTGAATTGCCTTTACACCCATTACTTCACAATCATCTAAGATTTCAAAGCATTTTTGCTTATCTATCATTCTTCTGGGATTTCTCGCTTTTCTACTATTACCTTCTTCTATCTGGAAAAGCTCATTTGAAGAATATCCCGACATTCTGTAGGCACAAAAGCCGCAATCATGATTGCAAAAATCAGATATAACTATTTCAACATGAACAGGGTATGGCTGTTCGCCATTCCTCAATGTTTCAATACTTTTTGTATGATATATTGGCTTAGAAGTAGAATACACATTACCTTTTTTAAATTCTTGATCCAATTTATTCACCTAGTCTTTTATTGTATTTTTCTATTATGCCGTCTACGAAATTATTTTCATGGAATGAAAATACATAAGGAAGCCCGTTCCCTTTTTCTAGCGCATCACCTAAACATTGCTCAATGCTCCATCTATTGGTGCATTCTATATTTGCAATGTGTCGTGCAAAGTCAGACTTCACAATGAAAAAGCTATAATTGAAGTCAGAATTATCGTCTTTTTGTATTCTACCTCTATTTAGCCCATGCTTAATTTCAATATATGTTTTATCGCTACTTGGATACTCTGAACCTAAGGTTCTTGAACATGCGATGTCGCAATCAAAGCTACTCATAAGTTCTATTATATTCTTTATGCCATGCATGTTCATTATTAGCGTACTGCCATCTACGAAAACAATGTATTCTATCTTTTCAATATGTGATACATTGCCATTACTGGTTTCTGATTCCTTAGTGAGATTAGCAAATTGATTAAATAGAATTCTTATGTCTCTTAAAAGTCTTTGCGTCTTAACTTCATATTCGGAATAATCATTTCTTAGGTCTAAAGCGGTGTTGTAATATTTATATTTAGATGTTTTTATAGAGTTTATTTTTGCTGATAAATATTTGTCTTTTCCTTCAGATGAATGCAAGATGCTTATATATGAAAACCTACTTCCTACAGATGAAATTGTACTAAAAGCAGTTTCTGAATTTTTATCTATAGAAATACATAAACCTAAAGCCATTTTATTTGATTCTATTATAAAAGCTTAAAACTTTAGATTGGTCTTTAGATTTGTAAACTACTCTTTCCGCATTTCTATTATCTACTATACAGAACACAATTTCATATCTTGGAATAAAAGCAAATTCAACTTCATCACCTTCCAAGTATTTCTTCCTTGCCTCTTCTGGAGATTTTTCAGAATTCATTGTCATAAAATTTAAAATATTCCCAAGCTTCATTTATGTAATTAGTACAAATTCCTTTAACTTTTACGTCTTTTATTGCTCTTTCCCACCACCAATATACAAAAGACATCTGTGAGCTTGGAGAAAGGACATCTGGAGAAGAGAAATAAACTGGTATATCTTTCGCTTTATCATAATTTAAATATGAAATGTGCTCTAAGTCTGAACCCTCATCTGGATGCATCTTAACGGACCACACCGCTTTAATCTTCTCAAATCCTGTATCGCCTTCATACTCACTTGCAGTTTCTGCTATAGGTGCTCCATAATGATAAAAATCCCATTTGCTCTGGAATGACATTCCATAAACAAACCACCTATTAGGCACTTTTTTTTCCAATATATCAACTATTTGATTATGTAATCCATCGCTTTGCACATGAATAGCATAAATTGGATGATCTGGATGGTCGTCAATCCAACCATTTAAAATAGGACAAGATTTTTTTATAGGCCCATCTTCGACCATTGGCAATCCATGAAAATCTCTTACGTCTATTTCTACGCCAAACTTGGGGTCAAGGTTTTTTATATCTTGAGCCTTGTTTGCTATAATTAGCATTAATTTTTCCTTTTACTTTTCAAAGGATATAATTAAATCCAAAATAAGTTAATATGTTTTTTGCTATATAATTACTTGCATAAAAAAGAATCCAAAATAAGGTAAAGACCAATAAGATTTTAATAGTTTTAACAGCTACACCAGAAGATTGTTTTTCTTCTTCTTCTTTGTTGTATATTTTTATCATTTTTTTACAATCAAGTCGTAATGTGCGTTCTTAGAAACTTCATCATATCTATATGAAACTTCAAATTCCCCTTTAATGGCATACATTGGCCCTCTCTGTATTATGTATCCACCATCAAACAAAGAGTCGCTTGATTTTTTCCACATATCAAAACTATACTCATCCCAATCTTTCTTTTTATGAGTAAAATCTTTACCACAGTTTGGAGATCCCAATGCAGGGACTTCTACATAAATATGGCTTTCAGACTTACAGACTCTATGCATTTCCTCAACGAGAAAAATAAGATCATCACCATCAAAATGTTCCAATATGTGATTTGCTATTATGCCATCCACCGAATTGTCTGAGAATGGTAGTCCTCTAGTTATTGATCTTACAATATCAACTCCATCAAAAGGATAATGATCTATTCCAATGCATCCCTGTCTTTTATTTGGGCCGCATCCAACATCAAGCCATATCATTTTTGACCTCTTTGAAAAATTTTTTTAGCTCTTTAGTATATCCAGAATAACTTAAACCTTCTATACGCATTCTTCTGTTTAGCTTAGTAATAGCTATATCTTCTAATATCTGAACTAAGCCTTTTACATCATTCGGAGAATAAAGCATATGCCCCTCATGTAAACTATCACCAATTAAGTCCTCAACAAAACCAACCCTTGAAGAAATTACTGGTAATCCGCAAGCTAAAGCCTCCAATAAAGACATCGGCCCCCCCTCCCAAAGAGAAGGAATCAAAAGGTAGTCAAGGGAGTGATAAAAATCTTGATATGTTTCGTAGTCTTCATTTTCGTCAAATTCAACACTGCTTATATCGCAAAAATTAGACTTATTCCAACCTTTACCTTTTATCTTTAATTTTATTTCATTTCTAAAGAAAGGTTGTAATTCTTTCCATGCTTTTTGTAAAAATCCATCCCCCTTGCCCTCAAATCCTCCCCTTTGCACGACTCCAATAGTGCAAGGCTTTACGTCAAACGATCTCACATCACCGGGATATAAAACAATTTGTCTATCCTTATATAGCCCTGCTTTTTGAAACTCTTTAAAGTATCTGTTGCACATGTGAACAACCCCATCCAACGTACTCCAATGTTCTTTCATTGAATTGATACTATCTTTGTGTAGATGGGTAAAAAATCCTATATGTATTGCATTTGGCAAAAGTTTTTTGTAGGCAGGGTTCCATGTATTCTGAATATCTACGTAAAAAATACATTCAAAACTTTCCATATCATAATATTCATCTCTGTGGTAAGAAATGAATTCTTTATCACTAAGACATATCTTTTTAGATATGTGTGATAATATCCAACCGCTCTTAGGGTGCATTACAAGTGTTTTCATACTATAGCGTTTCTAAACTTTTTTTCACATTTTCTACAGGTGAATACTAATTCATCTACGATTTTATTATTGTTGAGTATTTCATCTATTCTTAATCCTATATTCTCTACATAATACCACTCTTCTGATATATTATCTTTGTTTTCATATTTGCAATTTGGGCATTTGTTATTTTTTGGTGCAATATCAATTATGCTTTTTATAGGTTTGTCATTGGATACTATTTTTATCTTCTTTTCGATCCAATTCATAGCAAACTCTCTTCCAGTGATCATATGATGATATTTCAGCTAACTCCTTTACGCCAAAACACCCATCTTGTAGAGTAAATTCTTCCTTTGAATTTTGCTCAAACCAAGAAGGAAGCCATTCAGCATCTAAATGCTCTATGCTTAAATTTGTCTCATCTACAAGACGGTTCAAGGCCCAACCTTCTTGTCCCAATTCCCTGTAAGTGAAATACTTCTTTACTATTTCTTCGGTTCTTGAAAATCCTAAATGAATAAGTTGGCCTTTAGATCCAGTGTATTTACTTGTTACGACTTCTTTGTTTTGGTCATAGTAAAATCTGGGGTATTGCTTTTGATGTAGCTTGGGAACAGGCACATAATGTAATTCTCCTGTGTTTTTCCAAAAAACACCGTGCCATAAATCGTTAAAGCTTTCATCTGTCCTGTAAAATCTATCAGATTTCCATAAGTTTAGATTATGTAGATGAAGAAGCACGATACCTTTTTCATCACAACTTACAAGCGACTCTCTTGTATCATCATAAGACTCCCAATCCTTGCCTAATATTGCATCACTGTCAAACCAACATATCCAATCTGGATTTTCTCTCAAAGCGATAGTGAGCAATTCTTGCTTATGCTGTAATTCTCTGTAAAATTCATTTTTATGACCATATATAACTACACAGTTATATTTATTGTATATGGGCCTAACATCTTCAGTGGAAGCATCATCATAAACCACTATATAGTCGCAAATATTGCTCATTGAGATAAGGCAGTTTTCTAAAAAGCCATTCTCAACGCAATTATAATTCTGTAGAAAGCCACATATTTTCATTTTATAACCTTTGTAAAAATGGGAGGAAGGATAAAGGAAACAGGCAACTGCTCTAGCGACTTGTTAATATATCCTTCCCCCCTAAAGTATACACGTTTAAAATCCCGTCCTCGTTAAGATTTTAGCAGTGTATAACTTCAACTTGGAATCCAAACATGACCGCTAACTCCGTAGCGATCTCTTAAAAATTCCATGTCTTTGTCTTTTTTAGCTTTTTCTTCTGGATCTTTTAAAGTCTGTATCATTTGCCCTTCGTGAACTCTTCTTCTCACTAAGGGTATGTTTGTTGCAACAAAATTATATTTTTCTGCCATACGCAACAAAAATTCATAATCTTGGCAATGAACCATATTAGAATCGAAATTGCCAAGCTCATCAAGAATGCTTCTGTGAAACATTATGGTAGCGGCATTTACAAAACAATGCTTTTTGAACGCTTCAAAAAAAGACTCTTGATTAGGATACTCTGCTACTCCCCAAGTATTAGCTGTGATAGGTATTCCTTCTTGGTATGCCGTGTATCCTACTTTTGCATCTCTGCTTTTTAAAGCTTCAAGCTGTATCTGTGTTTTTGAGGGGTGAAATAAATCATCACTAGGAAGCCATTGTATATATTCGCCTTTTGCTTCTTCTAATCCTCTATTTAAAGCCCCAGAAACGCCTTGGTTTTCTTGGTATATATACATACAAGGCACGTTGAACTCTGCGCTGTATCCCTCTAAAACGTCAACAACGGTTTCTTCTTGATTAGGCGTTGAGCCATCATCAACTATTATTATTTCGCATTTATGCGTTTGATGTTTAGCACTCAAGAGGCAAGCCCTTAAGTATGAAACATCTTGATTATAGGTTGGTATAATTATTGAAGAGTCCATTTATGTTTCCAGTGTTTTATAATAGAAAAATGCGCCATCGCTCACTTTAAAATATTTCATAGAAAAATCTATTAGATATTTTATAGGTCTTGGCAATGACGCATCTTAAGCATTTCTAATTGCGTGAATAGTTTCTCTGAAATAAGTCAAAAGCTCTAATATCTCACTTTGGGTAAGCTCTGACTTAGAATTGCCTATTTCATAGGAGCTTAGTATACCTTCTTGTCTTTTGAGTATAGACTCTATCTTGTTATGTTTTTTTGAATCACTCCCTGTGATTCTTGCTATAAAAAATCCCAAGAAAAAAGACCAAGAACACACCAAGGCAATAATAGCAAGTTTTTCCATATCTCACTCTTAAGGCTGTTAGAGAGTGAAGAGCCTTTAAGCCCTTCACTCTCCGTGTGTCCCTTTTGCGACTTCTGGCGAGGGTGTGTTAGGGACACAATTCCTTAGCCTATCTCGCTCCTTCTCTAAAAGTTCTGCGATTATTATATAAACAGGTTCGTTTCTTAAGGCAGAAACTTCTTTTGCTATATTCTTAGTTTTGACAGTAGCAGATATTGAGGTAAGCTTTTCGTTTAGATCAGACATTTTATTAGTTCCCCATAATTATAAATCTAACTTTTTCAAAGTTAATATATGGGGTCAGCCTCGTCAAGTGTTTTTATTGATTTATAAAAAAATAATTATGAGTTTTGCAAAATTGATCTTTCATATATTTCTTTATACTTCTTCTCTCTTTCATTAAAAAATTTAATTATAATTTTACCATTCTTTGTTCTTTTGTCTATAGAATGATAGCGCATATGCAACCAACACCACCACCATTGTAAAAGCTCTTTCGTTATTTCTTTATCTTTTACAACTGGTCTTTTGAGTTTAACTCTCATGTGTTCAATTTGATCTTTTAAAGATTGCAAGTCTTCGGGTGGGTCAACGCCAATACCGTCCACTTCGTCTAGCCACAACTCGCCAATTTTATTTTTCATCATCCATTTCTTTGTCAGTTAATTCACAAAATATATCAAATTCTTTTCCAGACAATTCTCTTCTTGCGACCCTTACAAACATTCTTTCCCAAGAAATACTCTTGGTTTCATTCTTTTTAACTTTTTCTGGTTTTTTGATTTTAGCCAAGTAGTTCAACTTGTTTAAAGCTATGCCTCTCATCTTAGCCGCATAGTTTGCATTTCTAAACCAAGATATATCTGAATATTCTCCCGATTCTTTTGCTTTTGATTTTGCTCCAGTTATTTGAAGTTTTATTCTGGTAACTTCTTCCTCTAAAAAAAGCTTTAGCTTTAAAACTTGATCGTAGCTCAGATCTTCAAATTTTAAATCTCTCCAAGAACCCGAATTCCATTCTGAGCAATTTTTTTCAAATTCCAATTTTTCCATTTTATTGCCCATTCCCTTCTTTTATCCAACGGCGATCTATTTCATGCTTGCTATAAAACCACTTACATAAGTTTATTAGCTTATATCCCGTCCAATAATCTCCGTGGTGTGCTTTAGTGTGCTCTTCTCTAGATAAAGGGACTATAAATATATCACTTCCTCCAGATCCCACCGTCTGAACATGGTGAGGGTCAGCCTCAGTGTCTCCAGTAGCAATACATGCCCATTCTGGTTGTTTTTTTATCCAACTAATGTAGTCTCCATCTGACTCTCTTTGCGGTTTTGGGAAAGCCTGTAACGCTTTATCTGCTTCTATCATTGTTTTTTGCAGAGTCTCTTTAACCGATATCATCTCTTCTACTTGTGAGTCCGATGCTTCCCCTCTGTTTATTTCTTGAGTAAGCTCAGTTATTATCTGCTCAACCTTTGCCGCCGCTTTTTCCCCTTCTCCCATCAACTGCTGTTGTCTTTCTTCTTTTTTTAGTCCTGCGTTTTTAGGTAAAACTTTTGTCCTTATGCTTGTCCATGTAGCTGATATGCCTTTTTCCTTCATAGAAAAAAGCAATTCTCTTACGTCTTGCTCTGTAGGGTATTTCCCTGCAAAAGCTTTTGCGGCATATAGTTGCGTATAGTATATGCCTAAGTTTTCAGCAACTTTAGTTACCGTCGCTTCTCCGTGCTTTCTTTCTATCCAACCCTCTGCTTCATATTGTATAAACCTTGATCCTATTTCCCAAAATCCAAATATGATATCCTCTGATTGCGATTTTATTTTTCTTTCATATATATCTCTGCATTCTACAATTAGAGACTTCTCGTCTTTTACCATTACAGGGATATTTTCTAAGTTCATTTTAATATTCTCCATTAAGCAAATTGTGCTATTTTATCGTTCCACTCACACTCTACTTCTCCGGTTTCTCCATTTCTTTGCTTGTCTATGTATATGTATGCTTTCCCTCTCATGTCTCCGTGCTCTTCGTCAAAGGTTGTCCCGTAGTATTCTGGCCTATGTATAAGCCCAATTATATCTGCCGCTTGCTCTATTGCGCCAGATTCTCTCAAGTCTGTTAATCTTGGACGGTTTCCTATCCTCCTGTCTGTTTCCCTTGAAAGCTGTGAGAAAGCCACAACGCAAACATTTAAATCTTTCCCTATAGCCTTCAAGCCCTCCGCTATCCTTGCTACCTCTTGCTCCCTGTTAGTAATGTTTTTTGCTTCGATAGAAACTAACTGCAAATAGTCAACAAAAACAACTTTAATACCATTCTCTTGGACATGCTTTCTGGTCCTAAATCTAAGTTGCTCTATAGATAGGCCCGATTGATCATCTAAAAAGAAAGGTGATTGTTGCCATCTTAGTTTCGCTTTGTCTATTCTCATGTCTTCATTCTTATTAATGCCAATTTTCATAAAAAGTCTTTTAGGTGATATCTTAGCCTCTGCCCCAATAAGCCTAGTTTGCATTCTCTGTCGGGACATCTCCAAAGAAAATCCTAATGCAGGGACAGATTCTATCAAAGAAACCGATCTTATGAAGTTGCACATAAGGGATGTTTTTCCCATAGATGCCCTTGCTCCATATATATGGTAATCGCCCGGTATAAAGCCACCAGTTATCTCATCAAGCATTTTTATTCCTGTAGATGGGCCTCTTTTGTTCCCCCATTCAGCAATAGTATCGTCTATGCCAACGCCTATTTGTAGGTCGTTGCCCAGATCTAAAGATCTATCTATATCTGATAATGCTTGATTAAACGATTCTCTGACTTCACCTGTGGTTTCAGTCCCATCATTAGCTTTAGATAAATGTTCGTGAAGTGCTTTTATGCACGATCTTTTATGCCAGTACTCACGAACTATTTTTATATGAGAATCGATTGAGGCAGGAGCAACCAATAATCACTTGTAATCTTAGCTAAGTCGATTACTGTTCCATAGGAGGCTTTATCTTTGTTTAGTTTTAATACGTTTCCCACCATAATCTGATCTACTGCATCTTCTGAAGCATATAGCTTTAAAATTATACGCCATAAACGAGCACAAAACTGATCATAAAAAAAGTCTGGCTTTATTTTATCTGCTATGATAGGTATCATTTTATTATCTGATAAAGAGACAGCTATTATGCAACGCTCTGAATCTACTGCATTCTTTTCATTCATTTTAAGATCCATTTTTATTTAATCCTTTCTGTGAGAAGGGCCGCAAAAGCACCTTCTTCATCTTTGTTTTAAGATCTAATCTCTCACAAGCTTATCTGGCATAAAAGCGCGTCCAACTTTCAGTGAGGATTGTGGGTGATCTGGACACATATAAACGCTATACTTTCTTCCATTTTTAGTCATGTTGCCTCTTCTTAGCCCATTCCCACAATCTGGGCATTTAGGAACAGGGCGAAGCGGCTTATATTGGGGGTGGTTCCTGTATGACTCCCAAATGCTTTCCCATTTCTTACATGCCCCAGATTTAACAGGCTTCCTTAATCCAAGGGGGGATTGTATTGCGATCCCATTGTCTATCCAACACACTTTAGCACCGTATATTATTTCCTTAACTACGTCCCAAGTCTGCCCATCTATTCTGACTATTTTTTCTAATTCTTGTGCATACTTTCTCCTGTCTCCTTCTTTAGCGGTTGGAGGAAATCCTATTATATTTTCCCATAGCTCAACTGACTCTATTGCCTCAGAAGATGAGTGATCTTTTACTCCATTAGAGCCTCTTCCGGTAGGTTTCTGTCTTCCAAGATCGATCCATTCACTGAAGTGCTTTGATGCCTTTTGTGCATCTTGCTTAGTTGGTATATCTATGTCGCCTATGTATGTATTATATACATCATCTGATTTTTCTTCTATTTGTGCTATGTGGTCAGTATATAGATACGACAAGTAAGGTTTTGTTTTTATCTCTATAATACATTGCTTGAGTATAGAAATAGCTCTTATAGCTCTACACTTATCTTGGTAGCTTATATTTATTTCTGTATGCGCTTCTTCTGATGTCTCTTGCTCTATGGCTTGATCTATGACATCTTCAACAGGCTCTTCTTCTATAGGTTCCTGTGGGACAGGATTTGGAAGCTCAGCTTCTTTGGGCTTTTCTGAATTCCCTATATTTTTAGTCTCTATTTCTAAGCTCTTGCCATTTCTTTTAGCAGTTTTTTTAGTAGGTCTTTTTTCTTGGCTTTCATCTATAAGCTTTCTAACTAATCCCTCTGAGCATCCTATGTGCTTAGCTATACTCACGTTACTATTTTTAGACCATTCCTCATCTTGAAGTATAGTCTTTAATATCTTTCTTTTGTCAGCATTATTCAGCCTATTCCCATGGTGTGCGTTTGCACCCGTAGCATACCAAATAGCATCTCTTTTTGTCCCCTCTTTTACGGTTGCAAGAATAGTATCCTTTTTAATCTTTTTGCTTGCGCTATATCTGTGAAACCCATCTGCTAACCAATACTTTTTCCCATCGTAAAAAACTACAACATCTGGGAATACATCCCCTTCGTTCATTCTATCCGCATAATCGTCCACAACTGATTCGCAAATAGATTCTCTTGGTTGTATTTGTTTGTCAGCTATTACTTTCTTTAATTCTATTTCAGTGTTCATTTTTATTTCTTTCTTTAGTTGAGGCTAACTGATTCAAGTAGCTTCTTCTTTTCTATAAGTATAGACATAATTCTTTGGTCTAATATGTGATCTGCTACTATTCTATTTATTATTACTCCTTTCGTTTGTCCTATTCTACAAAGACGGTCTTCGGCTTGCAGATTCATGGCAGGAGTCCAATCTAAATCTACAAATACAGCTTGATGTGCATTAGTTAATGTTAAGCCAACTCCCCCTGCTTTTATGGTTGCCCCTATTCCCTTGAGTTTGCCTTCTTGGAAAAGCTTGACAGCTTGCGCCCTATCTTCGTTGGATGTACTTCCCGTAATTACTTTCCATCCTTTTCTTTTTTGTAAAACCTCTATGGGATAAGTGTGAGCAGAAAATACAACTACAGGCTCTTGAGACTCTTCAAATGTTTCCACTAATGATAGCATATAAGGGGTTTTTGCAGACGCTAATTCTTTCCTAAGTTCTGAAATCTCTTCAAACTTAAGTTTTTCATCTTTGTTAGATATCAACCTTTCTAAAAGATCATCAATTTCTATTCCTTCCAGAGAATTAATAAATCTATTACAGAGAGCTTTAATTTCTCTGCTTATTGTCATCTTGGATTTTCTGTAAAACTTAGAAGGAAGGTTGGGCAAGACTTCTTTCCTTGTTCGTCTGCAAGACACTTTTTTTATCAACTCTTTTGCTTCTGGATTTGGGTGTCCCCACTTCCATGCATTCCATTCGTTTTTCACGCCATTAAAAACTTTCACAAAATGAGGCCAATTATAAAATGCCTCACTGTGCAATTCAGCGGCACTCAAAACATTCCACATCTCCAGAGGGTTGTTCATCATGGGCGTTCCGCTTATAAGCCAAACTTTCCCATCATTTTTAAGCACCTCTCTACTTAAGCTTCTAAATATCTTAGATCTTTGGCTTTTTGCTGACTTCAAATAATGAGCTTCGTCAGCTATTAAATAAGTATCGCCCACTGATATATCGTAAAAAGATTTGAGCATTTTTTTACTGGTAAGATCGATTGGTAGTATTTCATAATTTACAATTAATAGCTCTCCTCTTGATGGTAGACGAAAAGACTTTTTCCCCGAAAGGACGATGGGATTTAAATCTTTTCTCCAATTTTTGCATTCCTCTTCCCACACAGTTTTCAATGAAGCAGGGCATACAACAATCGCTCTACATTTATCAAACTCTGGTAAAGCCATTAAGGTTGTTAGAGTTTTCCCCGTTCCCATTTCATTCGCTAGTAAGGCATTTTTTCTTGAGGCAAGCCATATAGCGTCTTCTTTCTGGTATTCAAAAAGACTAGACTTTTTGACTCTTTCCACCATCAATAAGTCTATATTCTTATATAAGAAGAATGCCATTTTCACACTCTTAGAAGGATTTACATCTAATCCCTCAGCCCTCAGTGCTCTTGTGAAATCTAAGCAGACATCTAAGGGTATATAGTTATTTTTGCCATTGCTTTGAACTCCAAAAGAAACGAAGATAGAGCTTAATTTTGATTCGTCTTTTGCGGTTATGTTTTCACATTCTATTAAAACAGATTGCTTATCTATTTCATCTATATGAAGAGTTAGATTAACCATCTATGTCTACTCCCATTTCTGTCAGAAATGAACTCGCCCCAACAAATCGATCTCTCATACTTTCAAAGTATGAGACATAAAGAGTTTGCTGTGCTCTGGTCACGCCTACATAAGCAAGTCTTCTTTCTTCCTCTATGTATTGAGACTTAGAATGAGGTAGTAAGACATCAGACATCCCAGACATAAATACAATGGGAAACTCAAGTCCTTTAGCTCTGTGTAAGGACATAAGCTTCACCTTATTATTATTCTTATCTCCATTAGAGTATCTTCTCTGTATATCTGCCACATATGAAAGCATAGTGCCAACTGTTTTAAAATTAGAAGACGATGCAGAAAATTCATTTAGGTTAGAAAGGACTTCTGTGTCATCTTCTACTTCATTATTCCTATTCTCAACAAGCCATTTATCATATCCAATTTTATCTCTTATATAAGAGATGCAACTTGAAGGTGTTTGATCTGTTAAGTTGGATAAGTTTATGATGTCATTAGTGAGAGATACTACATTTATATTAGATCTTTTATTTACGGTTCTAAAATTGTGAGAGCTTAAGCAATCTATTATGTCATCGTAGTTGCCTATCTGGCTAAAAAGCTCTTCTGTAAATTTTGCTCCAAGGTATCGGGTTGGCTTATTTACTATCCTCCCAAATGTTTTCATGTCTTGAAAATCTCTAGCTTCATTAGCTATTTCAAGGTATGCTAACATATCCTTTATTTCTGCCCGATTATAGAATCCGCTATTTCCTATAACTTCATATGGTACTTGCATCCTTATAAGAGCATCTTCTATTGCTCTTGATTGGTGGTTGCATCTGTAGAGCACTGCAAAGTCCTTCCACTTTGCTCCGTCTTCATTATGCTCAACTATCCTGTTTGCGATAGCTTCAGCTTCTTCTGAAGCGGTCATGTAAACTCCAAGATAGTCTACATTGCCTTTGATCTTTAGCTCTGCCTTCATCTCATCTCCTTCGGGGTTGTATGAGATTAGGCTATTAGCGTGATCCATTATTGTTTTGGCGCATCTATAATTCTTATTGAGCGTTATGATTTTACAATTAGGATACTTAGTAGAAAAATTAAGAATGAATGAAGGGTCCGATGCTCTGAAAGAGTATATTGATTGCTTTGGATCTCCTACGACAAATAAATTCTCACACTTCCCTTGCAGTTGATGTATTAATGATTCTTGTAGTGGGTTTATATCTTGATACTCATCAATGCTTATGTGTGTAAATTTGCTTTGCCACTTATCTAACACTTTAGGGTCTTTGTTGAATATTTTCTTTGACAGAAAAAGCATATCATCAAAGTCTATTAATGCTTCACTTCTTTTATGAAGCTCGTATTGATGGTAGCACTCACAAAAATAATCTACCATTATCCTCTCTGATCCTTGAGAGTCCAAATAGACAGCTAAATCATCTACGGAAAATCCCATATTTTTTGCTTTTCCTATAACCCTAAGTGCTTCTTTTTCTCCCATCCCATCTCGGATAAATAAATTTTTATCATGTATAGACTTCAATATTTTCTTTTGTTGCCAATCCTGTATCAACGAGTAACCTCTTGAATAAGCTTTGTCGAAATCCTTCAAGTGACTACTTAGAACAGAATTGAAAAGAGAATGTATGGTTCCAACAAACATTCTATCTACAATAGAAGAATCATTTCCAAAAAGGCTATTTAGCCTTTCTTTCATTTCTTCTGCGGCTTTTTTAGTGAAGGTAAAAGCGAGGATTCCATCTGGACTTATTCCCGATTGTATCATATTTACGATGCGCTCTGTTAAGACCTTGGTCTTTCCAGATCCTGCACCTGCTACTACGCAAATATGTCCATGATGTAAAGATACAGCGGTGGATTGCTCTTTGTTGAGACTCATTGTGGTGATTTCCTTTCTTTCTCAAAAGAGAGGAGCAAGGGCAAGAGGAATAGCCCTCTCCCCTCTCTTATTATGATTAAGCTTCTATAGGTGCTTCCTCATGTTTTTCGTGGGCTATATCATTTAGCTTTCTAAGGTAAGGCATAGCCTTTTTCAAAAAATCATCTAGTTCCTCTAAGGCTTCCTGTTTATTAGCTGAATCTTCTCTTCCTAATATGCAATAAGACTTAGAGAGAAGGTCTTTAAGTTCAGACATTGCTTCTTCAATGTTCATTTAGATTTACTCCGATTAGAGTCTGTTGAGATGAGTATTCCCATTCTCGTAGGTATGACTTTAGTTGTATTGCATTCATCGCAACACCTATCTTCAATTCCTTGAGACAATGGACTTGGATTATGCCCGTATCCATAAATCTCTATATCGCACAAACAACAAAATAATTTTTTCATTGATCAGACTCCAATCAATTGAGAGAAAAAGGTTCGGCACAGAATTTATGTAATTCAATATGCCTTTTTATTGTTGTATTGTGAGGGACCATTTTGAAAGATTGGGTCATGGCATTGTACCATCTCCATGCTGTTTTTTCTCCATGATCGTATGAAGGTTCTTCCCATTCTTTCACTGCTACAGTAAACTGATTAGGCGAAAGAATTTTTCGTCCATATGCTTTTCCGAAATAGGAGTAAGCCTCATCGTCCGATAGATGCTTAGATTGCAATTGGTATGCGGTGTTAAGGACTTTTTCATAGTCCTTATCTGCATCATGCAATCCCAGTATAAGCTTCTCTTTCAAAACATTTTCTATGTCTCCGGTGTGTCTGCGGAATACTACTTCATCTCCACTAAACATGCCATTACTACAAACATTTACTTGCCCACCTATGGCAAATGCCGCCGCCATTGTCTTGTCTGTAGATTGGCGAAATCCTACTGATAGAGAAATCATGCTTATGAGAGGGTTTTGGGAGGATTCGTTTGGCTTTTGGAAAGCCATAGTTCCAAAGATACGCTTGTCATTCCCAGAAGTTAAAACTCTGGTATCTCCCAACTGAAAGCCATGAGGTGAAAGGCATTTTACTGATGTTTCTTGAATCAGATTCACAAAATCAAAATGAGATATCGGACTAAAGGTTTTAGTTTTAGGAGGTGTTTCTATTTGCTTCAAGTAATCTAAGTCTCTTAAATGGCCGTATACTGATTCTAACATTTGTTCCCTTTCTTTAAATTGTTTTAGTGTGTGGTGAAAGATACATGCTAAAGCACTCCCCTTGTCACTATAGCATCGAATTATCTTTCACCACACTCCCCACTGACCTAACGGTCAGATTCTTGTTGTCTTCGTATCTTGTCTGCAATGTTATGGCAGTCGATACAAAGGAAGTTTACATCATAAGGTTTCGTATAATCTTTGTGGTGTGCTTGTAAGGCATAAGTAAATTTCTTGCAATCTTCACATTGCAAAGGCTTTTTAATGTCACCCCTTTCTATAGCCATTTTAGCCAACTTCTGGGCTTCCGATTTGATAGTCCCAGAAACCTTCTGCCTGTAAGAGGAAGCGGTCTTTTTTCCTCTTTCACTTTTTTGGTACTCTCTCCTTTCGTCTAGTCGCTTGAGGGTTGAGTTTCTTTCTTTGTCGTATGCAAGGTAATGTTCCCTATTCTTTTTCCTATTAGTCTTAGACTTAAGCTTTTTGCATTCTATGCAAATAGATTCTCTTCCATCCTTAGATCCACGCTTGAGGTAAAAGTCTTCCAGAAAAAGACGTTCATTGCATTTATTGCATACTTTAGAGTCCATTAGAAGGGTGCTCCTCCTCCATCATCCCCGTTTACATCATCTGGGACTTCAGATAGCTCTCTAAACTCTTTGATCTTCAAAGAAGGGTCATATCCTTCAGTTTTCTCTACTTCCGTTCTGACGTAAAGCTCAGATCCTTCAATGTCAGAAGTGGTAAACTTGAATTCGCCTTTATCGTTTTCAACAATTCCACAGCAACGAGCAAGAATACGGTATCTGCGTTTAGCGTATTCTCCTCCTTTGCCTTGCACTCCTATAGCAAAGTATTCACGGCATTCATGTCCGTTAGTGCTGTTCAAAGAGAAAGTGACGGTTCGCATCGCATCCCCTTTTCTTGTGGGCCTAGAGCTAACACTCAAAACTTTAGCCCTGTACCACCCTTCATCTGGCAAACGATCCTCTTCGCCAATGTCGGAAAGATCGTCTTCCACTGGCTCTTCAATGTAATCGTCAAAAAACTCACTCATGAGGTGATCCCCTTTCTTAAAGTTCGCTTATTTTTTTCTAGTATATATATATATATATATTTATATATATATAATAATAAATAAAAATAAGCAGTTAAAAGGTGTTTTGAAACTATTTCAAAACACTAATTAAATATAGTATAAATCAAAACTTGGCGCAAGAAATAAAAGCCTATTTTTAAAGGTTTTATAAGCTTTTTTAAGTATTTTTTATAGTGACTTAGGCCGCATCTTCGTATATACGAAGATAGTAAGGCACTTTATATGCCTCGCATCTTCGTATATACGAAGATAGATGAACAGATTACAGAGTCTCTTTAACTTCTTTGTAGATAACCCTTAGCCTTGACAACACTGCTTCTAAGTCTTCAATTGGATCTAAATCTTCCAGAGTCAAGCAGGGATCTTCATCCTTTAAGTCAACCCCTAATTCATCACTGAAATAAGATTTTACAGCATCAGTATTCCCAACCGCTATTCCAAACTGCTCTACGGCATTAAGTATCTTTTTATATTGAGAGGCGCGTTGAGATTCTTTCTTCTTTTCTAACTTAACCTTATTGGCCTCAGCCAACTCACTATTAACTTCTTTTACTTCCACCTCTATAGCGTTTACGCTATCATGATCTATTAGCTCTTCTACAGTATAAGACATTCCTCCAATAAGGTCCGGTGCAAACACTCTAGCCCCATTGGATATCGCCCTAGCCCTAAGCATGTTAGGCAAATATTGCTTCCATGTATAGGTTTCTGTTGCTTTTACAGGCTTTCCTTTTTCATACTTGACTATCTTTTCGGCATCCTCATAAGAAAAGGAAGATACGTAATCTGGAAAACCTTGTCTTGAGAAATTAATAACTGCACACTTATTTTTTCCTCTTCCATCATCTAACCATTCCCAACTAACTCCCCCCCTTGCCATCAATGCAAGCATAAGCTCACTGGAGCAAGCAGGTTTGCCTTCTACTACATAAATATGTGTAAAGCTCTGCATGGCAGGTATCCCTAACTCTCTTCCCTTAAGCATCACTGCCATTGCTTTCTGTGGTGTGTCTATTGAAGATGGAAGCATTCCAGATGATATTAGCGTTTTAGCCATATCATTCATCATTGACCATTCCCCTACTTGAGGATATAGAGATATGTTTTTTGTCTCTGTTATGGTCTGTATTAATTCACTCATTTTTTCCCTTTCTTCTATTTAGTGGTGTTTGTGTATTCTTTTACGGTGTCTACGTTATACTCCTTTCTGTAAACAAGATCACCTTCCTTCGTCATAGATGCTGTCAACTGAGATCCCAAATCAAGATTTTTTGCATTCATGAAAATTTTAGGAACCGTCACTTTATGTCCTCTAAGCCCATTACTGCTTATATGATACATTCCCAAAGGCACTAGACTATTATCTTGAGTCGATGTCACTACAGAATTGCGCTTAAACCTCAACTCTCTTTCTCCCATATACGCATAAAGCCTCTGTGATTTAGATAGGGAAAAAGTCCGTATGTATTCTGGCGGTATGGTTAGATAGTAAGCACCGGGATTTCCTGTTACTATCTTATATTGCTTTAATGTGATCAAAAGGTTGCTCCTTTTTAGTTGAATGTATACTTATATAATATACTATAAACGTATAGTGCCGTCAACGAGTCTTTGATCTTTTCCAAGCTCCACAGCACCAACATTTACGCCTTTTTGTGTTGTTCCACCAATTACAGGTTGAACAATTCCATCCTATTTTTTTAAATATTGACATGTTATCCTTGACGTTTCGGTTTCCATTTGATACATTTGGGTTGGACAGTGTTCTGATAGAGTAACATTTGTCTACCCTTTCTTTCTTCATTTGTTTGGTTGAGTGCAACGGTGTGGTGACCGTTGCACTCTTTTTTTTAGTGTCTTAATAAGTGTCCTATCAATTGAGGTGTGAGTATTGCTAATAGCATTAAAATAGAGACAATTGTTATTCTTTCTATCCATTTCATAATCAAGCACCTTCCCTTTGCTTTATTTTATCATCTTCATATTCTGATGTGAGTCTTCCTTCATCAAATCCAAAATTAAATTTTTCCCCTTTGGGTAAAGCCCACATATGATATTGGTTGGCCGCATCAACTTTTCTTGATTCAGCAGGATAAAGTTCAACTGCTTCTACCTCATCGCCCAAAATCATGTTTTTTATTTGTTGCATTTCCCTCCAATCTTTTATGGGTTGTTTGTCTATTCGTTTGATGCTTAAATGCGTAAAGTAAACATCTGTGTTTACTTTACGATTTAAAGGGTCTACATCATTAGGGATTACTTTTCTGACAATAACTTGATATTTGCTGTTTATGAATACTTCATCTTTTAACATGCTATGGTATAAGTCTCTAGCATCCGATCTTTTGAAATTGGATTGTGGGCTAACTGATTTTATACGGTCATATATTTCATTTATGTTTTGAACGTGGGAATCGGCCCATTCAAATTCTGCTTTTTCAAAATTATCCATCTATTAAATCTCCTATTAGTGGCGTTGAGTGCATAATCTGTTTTTATTATCTCGTTATACCTCCATTGTTGTGTCTTGAATCCCTATGTTATGCTGTGGATGCTTTGATTCTTTGTGATCAACTATTGGACTTTTGTTTTCATAGAGTTGATATATTGGACTTTTGTTTTCAAAGAGTTGATCAACGACCTTGTTAAGGAGATATTTGTATAGCAGTTTTAAGTCGTGCTGATCTTCTATCCAAACATCTACATTAAAATAAGTATCTGTTTTTTCTTGCTTGATAGGTCTTAATACAAGCTTGATATGATCTTCTTCGTTCTCACTATGCTTGTTTAGGTGAACATAAACCCATGTTACTTGGTCTTGTCCACGCTCTTCCTGCTCTTCCTTAAGCTTTTCATACTCTTCTTTCTCATCTTTGCTAATGACATATCCATCTACGGTTGCAGAGATATCATCAGAGCAAGAGTCCCAATCTTCAAGAGCTACTTGATTTCCATCCTCATCATAGACGCTGAGGGTCTGATCAATTTCAATACATTCTTCATATGATATTCTTACGCTTGACATATTATAGCCCTTTCATTCGATTTTTAGGTTCAATGTAGAAAATCTTTGCTTTTTCATAATCGCTTGCTATTTCTTCAGAAAAGAAATATGGTAAGGTTTCAGATTCGATGAATGCTTCTGAGCTAAATTGATTTCTAAGTTTATCTATCCTTTCTATGCATATAACATATTCTGGTATTTTATCGTACCTGTCTATCAATTGGTCGCTTAAAAAGTCGTAATATTTAACAAGCTCTATAAACGAACAATCTGACATGCTTGGGTTAGATATTTTATTAAGCTTTTCCCATCTCAAATAAAAAAGCTTGTAATGCTTACTGCTGTCGTTAGTTTCATTTTCCCTTATCCAATATTCGTGTTCAAAAGCTAAAACTGTTTCATGCAAGGTGTGCCACTGCATCCATTTTTTATTGAAATCTTGCATTCCATTCTTTTCCTTTCTTTGTATTCCAATCAACGGTAGGCCAAAAGTAAGGAATCTCTGAGCTAACACTCCAGTTAAATTTACTATAGTATGCAGGGTCTTTTCTTAGTAGGTTTGATTTATGAGAAGAGCAAAAAGAAGGCAAGCTTGCCCAAGGGGGGTTGATGATCTCTTCATGTTCCCAAAGGCGCATTGTATTATTGTATCCTCTTCTGATCCATTCTTTTATCATCTCATTACCGTATGCTTTTAGGGCATCTATATGCCCTGTCCACATTAGCACAGCAGGGTGGTTTTGCCAAGATTGCCTACGCCCTTCTAAGCAATTTATTATTTGTAGGCATTCGACTCTTTGCTTTCCAAGTCTTCTATAGTCAAG